TAACAGCAGGTAAGAATATTTCTTATCATACTTCATCTGTAGGACTTGGTATTGGTGCAGATGTCTCAACTGAGTTGAATTACATTCCTGAGAAAGTAGCTCATCTTGCAACATCTATGATGTCAATGGGATCTGTTGTTATTGATAGCAACGGAATCTATGAAGTCTTAGATAACAACTAGAAAGGAAAATTGATATGGCTTTTACAGCTTCAAGTCTAGTTAGAATAGGTGGAGGTAGTGGGGTAAATCTTTGGATGTACCAAACTGCTGATGCTATTGCGGCAGTTAATTCGTCTGCTTACTTTAATAACGCTCACAATATGTTGAATGTACGTGACTTAATTATTGTTCAGGATACTAATACTCCTACAACAAGTTTTGTTAATGTACTTACAATAAGTGCTTCAGGTGTTGTTGATGTAAGTGACGGAACAGTCGTAGTAGAAACAGACTCGGACTAAAAACTAATGGCAACAACTAGCACTTCAGCTAATTCTGGCATCGATATATGTAGTAGGGCTTTAATTTTAATTGGAGCAAATCCTATTACATCTTTCGATGACGGAACTACTGAGTCTACTGTTGCCGTTAATCTTTACGAAGATATTGCAAGATCAGCCCTTACTAATACAAGGTGGAGATTTGCAACAGAACAGGCAATATTAAATACTCTTAGTGACGTTCCTACTGGTAGATGGGATATGGCATCTCAATTGCCATCAGATTTACTTATGTTACATGGGATTACAATTAACGATATTTTAGTTGATTATCAACTATATGGTAATAAAGTATTTAGTAATCAAACATCTGCTGATGTAATGATTGCTGATTATACTTATAGAGCCAATGAAATTGATTGGCCTTCTTATTTTACACTAGCTGTTGAGTATTCTATTGCTGTTGTATTTGCTACAGCTATTGCTAGAGATGCTCCTTTAGCTACTTTAATGCAGACACTAGCTGAAAGATCAATGGCTAAAGCTAGAAACTTAGACTCGCAACAAAGCACAACAGCTAAACTAACTACTTCGAGGTTTATTATTGAAAGGCGTAGCTAATGGCAACAATTAGAGTTCCTATTAGTAATTTTCAATTCGGCGAAGTCAGTCCTTCTTTAGTTACAAGAACTGATACTAACGTATATCAAAATTCTGGTAAGCAAGTAGAGAACTTCTTTTTAAAAAATGAAGGTGGGCTTTCTAAACGCTTTGGAACAAAACGAATATATCAATTTGACACAACTCCAGACACAGATAACTACGTTCAACAACATAGGCTATTGCCTTTTGTTTTTTCTGATGACGAGAAGTATCTTATTTCTATGGAAGACTTAAAGATAAGATGTTTCTTTATTCACCCAACTACAGGAGTGTTATCTCTTGTCGCAACAGTTACTGCTGATGTTGGTAGTGCCGCATTACCTTTTACTAAATCAAACTTACATGAGTTAACATATACTCAAACAGGCGATACAATGATTATCGCTCACCAAACATTTATGCCTCGTATAATTTCAAGAACTAGCTTAACTACATTTACAGTTTCTACTTATGCCTTTGATCAAAGCTCAGATGAAACTGAAAAATACCAACCATATTATTCGTTTCAAACATCTGGCATGACACTAGATTCTTCTGCTACAACTGGAACTACAGTAACGCTTACAACTAGCTCAAGCTATTTTGATATCACTGGTTCTGTTGTTGGAGGGAATTACACTAGTTCAAAGCATGTAGGAACAAGTCTTTTATATTATGATTCTGAAATTCAAATCGTATCTGTCCAAAGTGTAACTACAGCAGTAGGCAAAATAATAAAAACATTGTACGTTGACTTGGATACCGATGCCTTTAAATCAGTTGATGGCACAGCAGACTTAGAAGTAACTCACATAAATCATGGTTTAGATGTAGATGATACTATTGTTATTTCTAAGGCAGGAGCTATTGCAGGTATAACAGCAGGGCAGATTAATGGTTCAAGAGTTATACAAGAAATTATAGATGAAAATCATTACGTAATAACAGCCGCCGCAAATGCTAACGCATCAATTGATGGTGGTGGTGCTCCTAGAATAACAACTCATGCACCTACAACTAAATGGGCAGAAGCTTCTTTTAGTGCAATACGTGGTTATCCATCAGCAGTTGCTTTCCATGAAAACAGATTATGGTTTGGTGGAACGCTTGGTCAACCTGATGGGATATGGGCTAGTGTAAGTAATTCGTATTTTGATTTTGATGTTGGTGATGCTGAAGCGTCTGACGCATTAAGTCTTACTGCAAGTATAGGTGAAATTAATACAATAAGACATATTGTTTCAAATCGTGACTTACAAATATTTACTTCGTCTTCTGAATTTTACATACCATCTTTTACTGCTGAGCCTATTACTCCAACAAACGCACAGATCAAAAGACAAACTCCATTTGGTTCTAGTTATGTTCGCCCATTATCTTACGATGGGGCAACAGTTTATGTTCAAAGTAATTCGCAAGTTGTTCGTGAGTATTTATATTCAGATGCTGAAGCGGCATATGTATCTTCAGGCATAAGCACTCTATCTCCACATCTTATACAAGAGCCTATACAAATGGCTGTGTTAAATGGAATGAATTCAAGACCAGAATCATATTTGTTTTGTGTTTGTTTAGACGGAACAATTGCTTTGTTTACATCTAACCGAGCAGAAAAAAGAGCAGGATGGACAAGGTTAACAACTCAAGGGAAGTTTCATTCTTTGCAAGTTATTGATAACAGGGTATTTGTTGTAGGAGTTTATGACGTTGGTGGAGGAAGTAGTAAATTTGTTCTTAGTGAATTTGACGTAACTAAAGAATTAGATTTTTCAAATACGTTTTCAGGAACTAGTGGAGTCTTTGATGTGTCAGCACATTTTGCTAATGGTGCTGTAGTTAGCGTTGTTAGTAATAATAATTACTTAGGTCAATTTACAGTAGCAAGTGGCAATGTTGATACTTCAGCAGTTGAAGCAATAACTTCAGCAGAGATTGGATATGAGTTTAGTGTTGTAGCTGAAACAAATCCTATTGATGGATTAATACAAGGTGGCCCATTAACAGGACAACAAAGACGTGTTCATAAAGTTATTGTAGATATGAGAAATACTTTAGCCATATCAGTTAACAGTCAAAATTTAATAATAAGAAATGTAACAGATGATATGAGTGAATCTCGCACTCCTGTTACAGGTAAAAAAGAATTTAGGTTTCTTGGATACAGTAATGACCCAACAGTTACTATATCCCAATCATATCCATTGGCTTTAGACATCAATGGTTTAGTAGCGGAGGTTTCTTTCTAATGAGTTTTCTAGTAGCAATGCAAGTAATGTCTACAGGCTTAGCCATATCTTCTGCTTTAAGCAAAGGTAATGCAGAAGCAACTGCTTATGAAATGGATGCAAGAGAACAAGAAAACAGAATTGCTAATGAAAAAATTATTGCACAGCAAAGACACAATGATAGGGTAGATGAGTTTTCTAGTAGTCAAAAAGTTAATGAAGCTTACTTTGCTTTTTTAGGAAGAGACGTTTCAGATAGAAGTTTTATTGCATTTGAAAAAAAGAATAAAGAAACAGCCTATTCAGATTTAAGAAGAAGTAATTTTCAAAGCTTAATAGAAATAGGACAGATGAGAAGTCAAGCTGAGCAAGATAGATTTAGTGGAAGAATGGCAATAAAAAAATCTAGGACAGAAGCCATGATGGCGGCTGTTTCAGGTTTTTCTAACATAAGTAAAACAAGCGTATAAAGGTTTAGCAATGCCAATTATAGTTCAAAAGAATCAATTTAGAAATCAAAACATAGGTGTAGTTAAAACTTCACGTGGTGCTGTTGATGCTCAAGACTCAGTAACAAAACTAGCTCTTCAAATTAATGCTGAAGTAACAAAAGAACTTGCAGTTAAAGCAGAGAGAACTGGTAAAGACTTAGCTTCTACTATGACAACTAGCAATTTAAGAACAATTAATCCTACTACTGGCAAGCCTGAAGCTTTTAACTTAGCTCCTGAAAGTTACGGAAGCATAGCTTCAAATGCGTTTCAAGATTCTGTTAACTCCAGATTTGAAAGCAGTATGGAAAACGAAATTAAATATGCGGCTCAACGTGCGTCAACTTTACATCCTGCTGACCCTGATAAATACGAGGAGGCTTTTCAAAATTCTATCAATGCTATGCAGAAGCACGCTCAAGGGCGTTACAAATCTTTTATTAATAATGTGGGAGGAATGTATCTAGCTTCCACAAAAAACAGCATAAGAGCAGAACAAGTTAAAGTTACTAATCAAGGATTAGCTGTTGATTTAGATAATCAAGTTACATCAAAAGCCAATGATATTGAAGCAATGTGGGTTTCAAACAGTAGTAGAGTTGATCTTGAATCAGTTACTGTGTTTATGGAAAAAGAAATTAGAACAGCTAGAACAGCTAACATAATAACTCCTGCTCAAGAATCAGTTTTATTAGGGAAAATAGATACAGCTAATATTAAAGGAAGCATTAACAGAATTATATTTAATTATAATGGCACGAATAAAGAATCAATTAATAGTGTTGAGGCTTTAGATAAACTTAATGAATATATTAACAACCCTAATGCACAAACATTACAAGCTATAGATGATGACGAAATAGTATTTAGTGAAGAGCAACCAGACGGCACAACTTTTGAAATGACTATGAGACAATATGCTGTTCACGTTAAAGAAAACAAATTAAATAAAGCACGTGATTCAAAAGAGGTGCTTAACTGGCTTCAGACTACTATACAAAAGAAAAAAGTTGCTGAAGAGAGTTCTAAAAAAAATGATGAAATCGAAACTAAAGAAAACCAAATAAACTTTAAGAATACTGTAGTTGCAAAAACAAATGAATTAAAAAATAAA